TGAGAATCTATGCCTGGAGGCGGGACAAGAGCTCATTGAGACCGATGGGAGCGCATGGGACGCCACGATGTCCCCAGAATTGCGTGATTTGATCGAGAATCCCATCGTGGACCACGTGATGGACCAGATGTTCGACCTAGGATTTCCTTATCCACCGCAATGGGCACAGGCCCACGGTAAGGTCAACAGACAAAAGAAGCTCAGTGTCACCGCCGGCAAATCGAAAGCTGTTCAGCGTGTCAGAGTCGTCTTCGACGCGATACGCAGGTCAGGTCACCGAGGCACGTCGTCGCTCAACTGGTTAGTGAACTTCGTGCTGTCACACTGCGCCATCATGCAAAACCCCACCAGATCCCCGCGAGGAGGCAAGAGCCCAGGGTTTCTGGATCCAACGACGAAATGGGGCATTGATCGATGGGGCAAGCGACGGCAGTTTGCATGGTCAGGAGAAGGAGATGATGGGCTGACCGCCACACATCCGAAGCTAAACGACCAGCAGGAGCAAGACGTGGTGTCGTTCTGGACACGTATGGGAGTGAACTGTGAGTTAGTGCGATGCACTAGAGTGGCAACGTTCGTGGGATGGAAGATCTTTTGTAACGAAGGATTACCGGTTTGGGAATTGACAGGACCGGACCTACCACGGACGATTTCCAACTCCGCGTATACTGTAAGCCCATCAGTGTTGGCTGAACATAGACGCGGGACTGAACGGATTGTCACCAACCAAGTCGGCGCCGCCTCATACATGGCATACGCGATTTCCGTGCAACGTGTTTCACCCACGCTAGCAGAGGTATTTCGACGAATGTCAGAGGCGTACGGCCATTTCAACGAGGAAGCATTAGATCGTGACCAGCGGATGAAGCTGGGGGACATTCGTTGGGATGGTGCGCTCTCGGACTGGACCGGAGAAGAGGAGAGGCTCGCGAGATTGGGACTAGTACCACAAGGGGAGTATGCGAGCTTCGTTCAACGGGCCAGCACGATTGAGCTCGATTCTCCCGACGAGCTCATCGACGGCCTCTTCAGAGGCTACGTACAATAGCACCGACCCGACGGTCGGGCCAATTTTGGCCACTCCCACTGGAGTGTGCGGACTGCAGCGCGGCTCATGGGCTGTCATGCCCATGGGTGAGAG